CATTTTCTAATAAGCCAGGCGTAGGATTATAAATAACAGGTATCCCGTTGGCCATAGCTTCAGCAGCTACCATACCCCAACTTTCATAATGCGATGGCACTAATAATATTTTTGTCACTTTATAAATTTCCCGTATATCCGGCGTATTAGGAACTATTTTAACATTTGGCAAATCCTCTATATGTTGATTATCATAACTACCTTTAACGCCTAAAAATTTTACATTAGGCAATTTTTTAGCCAAAGAATAAAAATATCTTGACCCTTTATTTTGATTTAGATTTATAAGGGTTACATATTGCCTGCCAACATCTTCAGTCTTTACCCATTCATTTAAAGGAGGCGGGAAAATAATAGATTGCCATTTGTAATTCAATGCTTTAGCGCACCATTCAGAATTATAAATAACTTTTACATCTACAGGTGAATCTTTAACAGATGGATATGATATATCATTATGAACAATATGAATAAATTTTTTATTGTATTTTTCACATTGATGTGAAGTCCATTTATTATAATCCAAATGTGAAATAACCACATCTGCCCATGTAAATAAATTATCTATTATATAATCATCGGGCGGAAAAACATCAACGCCCTCATATGTATACATTTCATTTATTTTGTACTGATTAGCTTGGTGCAATAATATTTTTATTTCATGCCCCTTACTAACTAAATACCTGTTTATATTTCTGGCCATTGCTTCCGCCCCACTGCCATGTCTTGGGAAATACAAATGTATAGACCATAGAATTTTCATATAATTATCCAATTTTGATGATAAATATCTTTTGCTGAAATATCTACATTAGGCCCAAACCATCGCTTAGGCGCAATGACTATTTTTTCAGGATGATCAGATAATAATGCCGCCATTGCAGAAAAACTACTATTTGCTATAATAAAATGCTTGCATCGTTTCATCAGTTTAAAATCATCTATATAATTGCCAGATATATAAAGACCATCGACTTTTACCCTGTTTTTAGCAAATTCATAATCATCTGAAAAAACAATGAATTTTGTGCCTTTTGGCATCATTGATATTGCTTCTTGATAATACGCTTCGCTGCACCTCGGATGATAAGCATTAGAATCATCAACATAATCGCCAGCTCTTACATGAATTGCACAATAATCATTTTGATATGGTTCGTTTTGAATAGTCAAATAATGCCTAACTTCTTCAATACAATGCTCAAAGAATTTAGGACTTTGCAGATGTGCATTTATTGACCAGTCGCCATTTGCCAACTTAACATCTTTGTATCCCCAAAAATAACCGTATTCCTGCCATTGCCTGCCGTCAGGTATCAAAGGTAGCGGATTAACAAAATACCGGCTAAAATCGTCTCTATTGCCGCCAAATAAAACATTGTCATGATTTAGCCATTTAGGAAAGCCAAAGCCCATATTATTTGCCCTTGCAATACCTATACACCCGGCAATAGTCCACATTTGGTTTCCAAACCTACCGAGGCCGCCTGTTCCTATGCTTAAACTTGTTACCATTCGTTATTACGTTTCCTATGATGATGAAATATTACAGGGTAATTATCTTCATTAAATTGCGAATGTTTATCATAAATAAATTGGCCATCATTGTATTGCGCTGGCCACCAATGCAAAATAATCCCGTATTTATAAGCTAAACAAGTTAATATAGCCTGATCATGTCTATGTTCCTGAAATGTATCACAATTATTTATAAAACTTTGAGAATCAGTAATAAAATAATCTATTTGAGAATATTTAAGCCACTCGCCAATAAATAGTCTTGATATATTGGTATTCTTAATAATTAAAACAGATGCTTGCACCTGCCTTTTATCATGATAAAATTTATATGTCCAATTGTGCAAAATAGCTTTTATTACATCTTCTTTACACCAATCATAATGAGAATAGTTATTGCCAAATAAAAAAACATCCTGATCCATTTTATTTATCAATATGTTTATATCATTGACAAATTCAACGCCAGCATCAGTATAAACTAAGTAATCATTTTCATTAATTCTATTTAACATCTTATTAATTACATACGGCTTCCATAACCAATACCCTGCCCCCCTATTTGCATTTAATATTGATTTATTAAGATTATAAAATTCAGCACTTATGCTTTTTTCATTCATAAATACTGAAAAATTACATCCATGTTTTAATGCAGACTTTTGCGCTAACATTGCGCTTTTAGTCATTTCATTATTAGCATAAGTTAAATGATATATCATAATAATTTGCTTTGTGTGTGTAATATACCATAATCCGTATCCGTCTGCCAAAGATCACTATACCCTGGGCGCTGTGTAGTTATGAATGGCTTACAAATATAAGCCTTTATATTAGGTTGTATTTTATTTAGCAGAAAATCATCATAAATACCTGACCTGCCAGGGTCAAATTGTTCCAATATATATTTTGCCGTTTCAGCTCTGTAAATAACTGAATGAGTAGTATGTGTATGTTTGCACCTCCACCAATATTTGTTAATAGGTTTTAATGGTTTTAATACATGACCAGACAAATAAAGCATTTGCCAATCATCAGGTGCATTATCAACCATTTTTTGCATATCATTGCTAACAAATTTAACATCATCCTCAAATACAATTGTATCTTCCTTTATCTGTTGTAAAATAGCCTGTTGTGATAAATTAAATGACAAAAAGCGATCCGTTTTTACTATTGCCGAAAATCGCTCCACTTCCAACCCTTGTTCTTTAAATTCTTTTTGCGCCAGTTCCCATCTATCTGGTCTACTATCTAAATTTAAACAAATTGCTTTCATAATATAAATATACAAAAAAGCCCCCCAAAAATGGAGGGCAATTTACACAAAACAAAAAAACAAACCTTATGCAGTACCAGTTGTACCGTAAACCGCAGCTTTTGGTTGGAAGCTTAACAGCTCAATACGAGCTTCAGCGCGGTAAGTGATTAAGTTCTTTTGGAAGTCTTTGTCATCAAATTCAGTGCTACGTACACTTAAAGCAGAAGCTTGAGCGATACCGAAAGCATCAGTATTTAAAACATAAAAACGTGATCCAGTAACCTGAGAATGAGGAACCACAGGAACACCAACGATGCGAGTTTCGCCGTTAGCTCCAATAGTTACACCTCCAGGAATGCTGTAATCGCCGGGTTTAGTCTTCATCAAAGTTGCCCATGAAGCATGAGTAGTCAGAATCAGGTTAGGTTGACCTAAACCAAGTGCGCCATGTTGAGCAACACCATCAATCATTTTCTCAGCGTTAACAGTAGCAGCAGAAGACAAAGCAGTAGATCCAGAAGCGATAGTATTCAGGAAGCGAGTGTTAACTGCTCTGTTCCAATCTTCAACAAGCGACTGAGACAGATAAGCTTGTAAGAAAGGAAGATCCTGCAACATCTGACGGCTTACTTTAGCAAAACCAGCGATAAAAGGCACAGCTACGTTAACCATTGTAAGGTTGTAGTCAATTTGCGCTTTGCTGTTTGCTTCAGTTTGAGCACCAAATGAACCCTCACTAACTGTGTCACTTGCACGAGGGAAAGTAACATTTCCGGTTGCAGTAGGGATGATGCGGAAAACATCATAAAGATGCGGATTGAAGAAAGAACGCATGATAGCGTTAGGAACGTAACTGATTTGAGAAGTACCAGTCAAATTGCTAGTAAGGCTCATGTCTTTTACATCCTTAGAAGCTGTAAACGCTGTTTCAGATTTGATTTTATCGAAGTTTTCTGCAACAATATCCATGATTGCAGATTTAAATCTGTCGCTGTTTGACCAATCTTTTTTAGCGTCAGTTTCAACGCCAGATTTCAAACGATTAGCAGCGGCAGCAAATTCTTTTACTTTGTCGCTCAGTTCGCCAATAGTTTGATTTTTCTTTTGCGCATCTTCGTTAAGTTGCGCGATATCAGAGGCTAATTTTGTATCTATAGCCTTGATTTCAGATTTGATGCCATCCACAAGGGGATTAAGTGCATCGAGGATTTCATTTGCCATTTTTCTTATTTTATAAATTTTAATAATTGTATGTCTATTGCTTTTCTCAGATTGTTTACATCCAGTGCAGCTTCCTGCGGCTTCATGTCTTTTTGTGCAGTCTCCTGCGGCAAAAATAATGCTGATACTTCCTGCAATTCGTTTACTAATAGTGATTCGTTTTCGCCGGTATATTTACCATCTTTCAGCTTTTTAATTACCCATGCCATATAATCAAAAGCTGTTTCTTTTTTCTGTTCTAAAAATCCTTTAACCACTTCAAAAGTAGGCGTATTAGGATTTGCACCCCATAATACAGCGCTGCCCTCCCATAATGCCACTTGGGTAATTACATTGTGATCTACAGCCTTTTGCTGATTAAGCACGGTAAAACCTACAGAGTGCTGAGTAATATCGCCTTTCTCATATAAAGGCCATGCGACTTCTTTCCACAAAAACATATCTCTGTAGCTGTTTTCACCTACGATATATTTGCCCTCTTTATATAACTTTTGGAACTTACCTAAGCTGCTTTCAAGTTTGCGCTCATGATTAATCAAATGCCATATCTCATTAGATCCTAACGGCCCGCGCTCTGCTATTGTCTTGTCAAATGCTGACTTGTCAAATACATCCCCATCCCGATCAATGCTTTCCATTTCAGCAATGGCAACCTTTACGCTCCTATTGGATGTATCCACATCGAGCGCCTTTAAATCGTAAACCTTATGCTGAATAGTATTCATTGATTTTTTATTTTGCCAGTACGATACACAAACCGCATATCTCTGATCATTATCACCGAATTCACCTACCATCTCAGAGTCGCCCATGCATCTATCTAAAAATTGATCCCTATTTTCGTTCGCTCTCGGACTTGGCATATTAACAAAGTTGAATTAGTTATTTTTATTTATTTGGCTATTGTGTCAACCCATTATTCTTAGCCTCAAAAACTATATCGTTTTCCTGTTCAGGCAATGGTTTGGAATGGTCGTTTAAACCAATCCATATAGATTCAGGTATTTCATTAAAAGCAGCGCAATTATTACTTTTTGGGTTATAATGTTTACAATTCAAACATAATAAATCAAATTCCATTACTTTAATATTTTATCTAAATATGAAACAATATAATTAGGCAATCCTATTTTGTTATTTCCGTAATATGCTGCAAAAGCTTCGGCAAAAGCTTCTGATCCGTTTTTTCCACTAAAATCACCGCTTGTGACTTTTATCATGTCAGTATTAGATTCTTTATGCCATCTATTAGTTAATTCAATCCATTCCGCTTTATTTGATACATTTATGTCATATAAATGCCCCATTTCATGATAATGTGTTGATCCTTCAAATTCATTAAAGTACCATTTTTTGCCGTCTTTTATTTTAGCATAATATTCGTTATATGCTTTCTTTTTTTCTACTATTTCTAAAGGTGTTTTGAATTCACGAGAATTTATAACTAATACTTTTTCAAATTTATAACTAAGCGAAGCACGATCAAATACTTCTATTTTTTGTGCCATACCTTGAAACTCAGAACTTTTACGAGTTATTTTTTTGCCTAACAATTGCTCATAACCAGCTTTATCACTAATAATTGTTGGCCTTGCATTTTTTGGCACCTTATCAATAGCTTCTAAAACTTTATTTAAATGCTCTATTCGCATTGATTTAGCGTTAAGCCTAATGTTTAATAATTTCATTCTATCCTCAGCCTCTTTTATTGTCCTTGCAGGCACAAACCCTGTCCTCACTTCCTGTGGCGGTGGCGGCGGCGGTATATTTAACGGCCTGCTAATAGGTAAGACCATCCCAGTATTTTTTCTTATCAACCGCCCATTCGCATCCCTTTTGTTAACTATCACAAAAGTACAGCGGCAGCGTATAACATCTACCGCTTTTGCCTGTGGATCATGAGGATGATCTAATTCGCTTCCAGACCTGCTATCTACAAACTTATCATTAAAATCCACCGTTTGCCCATCCAAAT